TAATCATTAATTATATTAATTTAATTAATATAATCATTAATTAAATTATTATTAAATTTATATAAATAAATTATTAGTATATAAAATAATTCATTTTATTATATAAATTATAATAAAATAATATTAAAAATAAATAATTTATGAAACATCCTCGAATTCTTCTAATTTCCAATATTCTGCAATACCATTTGGCAGTGTTCTCTTAATAATAAAAGGAATCTTTCTTTGTTTTAATTCTTCTGTAACAATTTCTTTAATGCTTCTCATATTAGTTGTATCAATACGTGGTTTAGCACCATATGCTAATTGTTGAAGTCTTACACCCATTATTCTAGCTTTTTCAAATTTAGTTAATATTGGAATTGTTTTTTTAACAGTATTTTGTATATTTTCTAATATATTTTCATATGATAAAAGTTTAAATCCTTCATCTTTAGATTCTTTTTCATCATCATCAACAATTAATTCTCCTACATCTTCGTCATCTGAAAAGTCATGTTCGTTTGTAATATCATTATCATCACCTTCTTCAAACATTTTTAATTATAAATATATATATAATTATATATTTAAATATTATATTTCATTTTTTAATAATTAATTAATAATTTAATTATTTTTTAAATTTAAGAATATTTCCATTCAGTATTACAATTAACACATATATATGTTAATTTAATAGTAATCGGGTCTTGAACAAAAACAGCTTCCTGTAATTCAGGTTTTTCAACTGATATACAATTTTTATTAGGACATGTCTTATGAATAGTTCGCGGAATTGTAGGATCATATATTAAAAATTTATTACTATCTGCAGTAATATTATCTTTACCTTTATAGTTTTTTTTATCAATTATAGAATCATTATATTCTTCTTTGAATCCACAATCTATACATTTATTCCATAATTGATTTTCTTCTTCATATGGAAATAATTTATTTTCACGTTCTTTACAAAATTGCATTTTATATTTTAAGTATAATATATTATTATATTTAAATATTTAAAATCATTTTTTATTTATTTTTTTAATAAATTGTGTTTTATATAAAAAAATATAATTTATATTATATGAATAATTTATTAAAAATTATTTTAATTATTATAACAATAATATTAATTTTTTATTCTTTAAATATAATTTTAAAATCTAAAGAACATATGAGTATGAAAAATACAAAACTTAATACTATTTTAAATGAAAATGATTATGAAGTAGATACTGAAAATTATATTATTAAAAAATGTAATGATGAAAATAATTGTATTATAAGAAAATATGAATCGTTGCATTTTAATAATAATGAATCACATAATCTTGCAAAAAATAAACCTGAAAGTAATTCAATTTTTATGAAAAATAATATACCAGTTCCAAATCATAAAATTATAGATAAAAATAATAAAACTTATTATTTAAATGAATTTGAAATAGAATATCCATGTGTATTAAAACCAGTTGATGGAATGCAAGGTACTGATGTAAATACATTTATTAAAAATAAAAAACAATTTACCATTATATTAAATAAATTATTAGATAAATATACTAAAATAATGTATGAAAATCAGGTTTATGGAATTAATTATAGAATATTTGTTTTTAATGATGAAATAATGGATGTTATTAAAAGAGAACAACCATTTATTATTGGAAATGGAAGTAGTAATATAGATACATTAATTGAAGACAAAAATAAATTGCAAAAAGATAAAAATTTATTTCCCACAAAAAATATTGATTATGATTATATATTAGAACAAGGATATAAGAGGGATGATATATTAGAAGTTAACAAAAAAATATTTATAACAAATACAATTAATTTTCATAATGGCGCGAATCCAGTACGTATTGATTTAAATAATATACCAAAAATAAATAAAGATATTTTCATAAAAGCACATAAATTAATTGGATTAGAATGTTCAGGAATAGATTATATGTCAAATGATATAACAATACCATATAATGAAAATGATGGGCATATTATAGAAATAAATGATATGGTAGATACTAAAATACACAGTGATGCAGATAATGGTGCTGATCCAAATTTTTTATTTAATAATATATTAAAAAGTCTAATGACAAATTTATAAATGTTAACAAAACTTAGTTATCATCGGAAACTTTCTTGAGTAAATCTTCAAAATCAGACTTCTCAAAAAAGATTTTATTGTTATCACCATTAAAAAATTTATCAATTGAAGATTTAATCTTGGATAAAATATTTGATGGTCCTGTAACTATTTTCCAAAGATGATTAATCTCTTTCGCAATAGTTTTTCCGGAGTGATAACGAATAAAAGTCTCTGTTAAAAGCTTTTCATTTGAAGCCGCCAATTTAATTGACTTATCATGTTCAGCTTGTGTAGAAATTTCAGTTTCACTTGCCATTGCTTGTGCCGCAATAATTCTTGCTTCAGCATCTGCTCTTGCAAGTAGTTCTTTCAATTTCTTTTGATGAAGTGACTCAGAATATTGCAGTTCTTGTTCATTTTGTTGTTTTTCTCTACGAAGTTGAGCCTCTTTTTCTTCAAGGATCTTCTGTTTAACAACTAAATCTATTTTTGCATTGATATCAGCCGTATCTTTACGAGATTTTTCAATATTTTCAGAAAGTTTGTAGTCTTTCACTTGAACGGTAATAATTCTAATACCGCTATTTCGTTCAATTTGAACGTTGGAAAGACTCTTCTGAATAAACAACGAAAATGCAGGTAAATCGTTAATAATCTCAGAATATGTACGATTGCTGGTAAATTCAATGGATATTTGATTTATTTGGGAACCAATTAATGGTTCTTCGTAATCTTTTTCCGTTTTGAACTCAATAATAAGATTTCGTGCATTTTCAGCCGAAATAATATCATGTTGAACAGAAACTTTGAACTCAATCGGAGAACCCGCCTTGTCTTTACCGGCAACATTGAAATCATCCGTTTGTTGTTTGTCTTTCATAATAAACAATTGATTGAAAATTCCTGTAAATAATAAAGCACCAGGACCATATATGGTTGGCTGATACCCAGAATATCCAGGAAATGTACTATAGACTATTCCTACGTGCAACGGAGGAACAATACTATAAAAAGCATCACATACTTTAAAAAGTGCCAAAGTAATGAATATTAATGATAAGAATTGCATTATGTCGAATAATCGAAGTGTTATTTTGTAATTGTAATTATAATAATATTAAATATTTTTATAATAAATTAGCTGTCATTTTTTATCTTATATTTATGTAAATTCCAGAAATAATGTCTAAATTAATCCTTGTTAAAAAAGTTTTTATTATTTTTTCTATAGATACATTTCTACGAACTAATAGAGAAATAAATTGACTTTGTTGTGGGCTTTCTTTTTCAACTTCTCTTATATGTTGTAAAGATTTTAAAATTTCATTAATTTCATTAGAGAATGATTCTTTAACAGTATATTTTAAGCATTCTTCAGATGCAAATTCATGCCATTCTAATTCTTTATTATTAGTAGATGGCTTATATTCAGATTTCATATATGAATTATTTTCATCTACAATATATAGTTTTTCTATTTTTTTATATGCTTCATAATAAGAGGGTGGAAAATGAGATTTCACAAATTCATTAATTGCAATTGTACACGCATTACTTTCATTTTCTGCACTAATATTTGATATTGTAATTATTAAATCATCTTCTAATATATTTTTGGGAACAAAATTAAATATAACAGAATATAACATTATTTCTATAATAAATAATATAATATTATTTAATAAATATATTATTTATTAAATATATTATTAATAAAAAATTAATCAAATTTTTTTTATAAAAATAAAAAAATTTGATTTATTTTAATTTTAGTATTTATTTATATTTATTTGTGATTATTTTTTATAAATAAAATGAATAACATACATCCTTCTTGGAATTTAATTTTTGAAAAACATAAAGATAGTATAAACGAAATTTTAGAAAATAATAATAATACTATTATATATCCTCCTAAAGATGATATATTTAAAGTTTTTACAATGGATGTACACGATATAAAAGTATTATTATTAGGACAAGATCCATATCACGGAAAAGATCAAGCACATGGATTAGCATTTTCTGTAAATAAAAATGTTAAAATTCCACCATCATTAAAAAATATTTATAAAGAATTGCAAAATGAATATCCTGAAAAAAATTATATTTTTAATCACGGTAATTTAGAAAGATGGTTTGTTGAAGAAAAAATATTTTTATTAAATAGTTCTTTAACTGTTATAGAAGGAAAACCAGGATCATTTATAAAAAAATGGTCTAAAATAACAGATGACATTATTCAATTTATTTCAGAAAATAATAAAAATTGTATATTTTTACTATTAGGTAATTATGCAAAAGAAAAAGAAAAATTTATTAATGATAAAAATAGGATAATAGTAGGAACACATCCATCTCCATTATCCGCACATAATGGATTTTTTGGATCAAATATATTTAAAAATTTAGATGAAAAATTAAATTATAATATAAATTGGAATATTAATTAAATATTTTTATTTAGTAGAGGATTCAACAGTTATGTCACTAGATGTAATTAAATTATTATCAATAGACTCACTTACTATATTATTTAATATTTTTCCTTCCATAACATCAATTTTTTCTAATAATTCATCATAAGTAAATTTAAATGACATATTATATGGCGATTCTAAAATTATATCCTTTAATTCATCATTTTTTTTTAAAATAAAATTTCTATAATATTCAGTATTTTTCATAAATATTTCAATCATTTTACTTTTAAAAAATTCAAAATTTTGGGGAGGATTTTCAATCATATTTAATACACTAATTTGAATATTAGCATATGCAATAATTTCAGAATATTTATCAAGATCTTTTCTTGGAGAATTTTCAAAACCTGGTTCATTTGTTAATGGATTTTCAATTAATACTAATGCTACAAGAGCAACAAGTACATTACTCATTGTATTTGTAGGGACCCATCCAGGACCGGCCCAAGTATTTAATAAAGATAAACATACTTTACCATTACAATATAAATTTGGATTGAAGCGTATATTTGTGCCATTTAAAGATCCTTGTGTATAATATACTGCAGTAGGAGGTTGCATTGGATATTTTTCAGGATATTCGAATTTGAATAAGTAAAATCCTTTTTTCTAAGGTGTCTTTTCAGGA